TGATGCCACGCACCGATGCCTGAAGCTGGAATAACAACACATTGGACTTCGAAACCTTCTTTTTCCAAGTCATCACACACCTGTCGGAGGACCACGCCTTCTTGGATGTTAATAATGCCTTCAACATTTTCCCCAATGAACCATCTAGGTTTACACTCTCTGATGATTCTAATAGTTTCATCCCAGAGGTAGCGGTCATCGTCTGTTCCTTTTCTCTTTCCTGCAACGCTGAATGGTTGGCATGGGAATCCTCCTGTAATAATATCTGCTGCATATCTATCTCCTTTGACATTTCTAACCTCACTTTCTATTGGTATGTTATTAAAATTTTTCTTCAATACTTTCTGACAAAACTCATCCTTCTCTACAAATGCGATTGTCTCAAACTGTCCTGTACTTTCTAGTCCTAAACTGAACCCACCTATTCCACTAAATAGGTCTAATAGTTTTAACTTCATCTTCTCCTCCTTGTAAATATTGTTCTCCAAAACCATGAACGCAGCATAGATATAACTGTAAAGATAACTGCAATGTGAAAGCTCTCCAATACTGTTGGATGCAAATCAAAGAATGGAAATATATATAGCTGAATTAAAGTAGATAAAAATAAACCACTACCTACATCAATTATTGTTTCGAATAAGTTTCTCACTTTTTAACCTTTCTTTTATTATTATTATTTCGTTGTTTTTTTCTTCTACTTCTTTCTCAAGTACAAAAATTATATCCGCTTGTTTTTTTATATACTTCTTTGCTCGTTTCAATTCTTTCTTACAATCAGTTTCATCAAAGATACCTTCGTAGGTCATACTCCACACATACCTTCACACTCATTGTTAAACATATCTAACTGCTTATCTGTTTCCTTCTTATCAAACTCTACTTCATCTAAAGGTTTACAGGATCTATGAGAGTATAGTTGTTCATCTTCTTTACGAGATATATTTCTAACTTGTTTATCAAAATCTACAGCGTCAGCAAACTCACTTGGTCTTTCAGTTTTCATAAAATGCCAGTAAGCATCATTGTGATATGGACATACAATACAAGCTGATTTTTCTGGTAAAGGTATGTCATTCTTTTTAAGGTAATCAATACAATCTTGTCTTGACATCTTTGCTTCAATCAATGGATGTCTGTTTAAGATATACTTATCTCTAGCAGGTTTCATTCTACCAGCTTCATCTGTTGATATACCAATCCATTGTTCAACATACTTATCTTTAGGAAAGTGTTTACCTTTTTTAACATTACAAAGTTCTCTTATCTTAGTTCTAATAGGTTGGATTTTATAATCATTAGTACATTGTCTCATGACCATACCTTTTTTACCTGTGATTTTATTTTGTGTAAAGAATGGTGCTACTACAAAATTAGTTGTACCTTTAGCAGCTAACATATCATCTCTTATATTTCCTTTTCTAACTTTAAATATTGGATAAGGTAATATGTTTGAAAGAAAGTTTAGATAAGTATAAACTGCTTTAGGTTCATAACCTGTGTCTGCAAAAATTGCACAATCAACATTAGGAAAATCACCTTTAGCTGCCATGATTGCCATAGTAGAACTTTGAACTCCTGCTCCTAAACTTATAACTGTTAAAGTTTTTCTTCTATCTTTATCAATCATTTTAATACCTCTATTTTTTTAACTACTGATCTTGGATATACTGTAGTGTTGCCAACTGTTAATGTTCCATCATCGTCAAAGCTATGCGATGCAAATATTATAAGTCTCTTCTGGTCCTTGTATAATAAATAACCTGTATCTTCACACCAAGAATAGACTTGATCTTTTGCTTTATCTAAACTCATCCACTCAGAGTTAGATACAATATCAACCCAATAAATTTTAACTCTTTTGTATGGAAACTTATTTGCTTTCTTCATAGTCCCACCATGCTTGATATAAATCTTGTAAAGTTACTTTACCTTTAGTTACTTCTAAAATTTTTTTAACCATGTTTGGTTTAGGAAATCTTTTTTCCTTTGACTCTAAACACCATCGTTGCACATTAGTGGCAGGATTAATTCCTGTTAAGTTTAATCTCCTACCTAATTCGTAATGAGATATTTTTTCTTTTTTTCTATACTCGCTGAGCTTCATATTTCTCCTTTGTTTTATTAACCTTTTAGGTTGTATATATAGCATATAAACAGTTTGACAAGCAAAAATTTATCTGTATAACTATTTAAAAAAACGAAAGGAAATATGATATTAAAAGAAACACTAAAAAAACATTTTATTAATTTTAATGGTGGCGAAGGATTAGATCATTGGTCTCCATCTTCAAGCCAAAACTTTACAAGATTAATTTGTAATTATTCTCTACCGCAAAAGTTAAGAAGAACTTTTAAGATAAGATACAAAGCACCCTTTGGAAACTTAGTTAACAACACAGCTCAAAGATTATTGTGTGAAGTTTTATTTCAAGGTGAAAAAAAGATTACCTTAGAAAATAAAAACTATGATGAAGTATTCCAACAAGAGTTAGATGAAATAGATAAAGATAGTCCACCAGTAGATGACAAGGATAAACTTGCAAGAGAGATGATGATCAGCTTCGCACATCCAACAATCGAGAACATGAAAAAATGTGTCAAAGAAATATTTGGTGATGCAAAATTAGTTGCTGAAAGATATGTGTCAAGCAAAAGCAAAGACATGATCCATGATATTATTGGTCGTATAGATTATGAAAGCAATGATATTATAGGTGAAGCTAAGACTAAACCAGTTAGTATTAAAAAGCGTAGAGGTAAAGATGAATACTACATGGCAACAACGCAGCTACCTAACGATCCAGACCCAATGCACGTTTCTCAAGTTGCGTTCTACTATCATTGCACACAGAAGAAACCTTTTTTATTTTATGTAAATGAAAATGAATATACAATCTTTGATGATGGACATGATATGCTCAGACCAGATTATTTAAAAGAACAATACCATCTTATGACCCAAAGGTTAAAGTCATGGGAAGAGTTAATTGTTTTCTGCGAGGGTAACTTAGAGAAGTTAGCACACTTTGCAGAACCACCAGAATTAAATCACCCTTTTTATTATAGGGATTTAATAGACGATCAAAAAAAACAAATCAAAAAACTATGGGGGTTAAACGCATGAAACTAAACATATATCAAAAATTACATAAAGCTGCTTGTGAAGCAGGAGGTGTAGCAAAAGGAAAGAAAGTTCCTGGTATGCACTTCAATCCTTTGCAGCACGATGAGGTCCAGAAGGTGGCAATGGAGTCATTACTAAACAATGGACTCTATCCTATCTGTACTTACACTAACTATGTTAAAGAAACTTTTATCATGGTTACTTGTTCAATGAGAATACATGACATCGAAGATCCAACAAGTCATGTAGATATTGAAGGATGTAGTGCTATGGGAAACTTAGATAAGTTTGGTACTGGTAATGGTATGTCTTATGCTAAGAAGTATGCTTTCTTAAATGCACTTAATTTAAAAACAGGTTTAGATAATGATGATGGTTACAAGGCAAAACCTTTTGAAGAACCTAAACCTACCAATAAAATTCCACAACAAAAACCAAGTGGTACAGCTCATGCCAATGTCGATATAGACATTGATATGAATCAAGTAAGAGATGCCATAAAATCTATTAATGATATTTATGCTCTTAGGAAATTTAGAAAAGAAAATCCTGGCTTATTTGATCCTAATAATAATGTTCGTGTGTACAGACAGATCACAGATTTGTATGAGACACATGAAACTAAACTAAACCAACAAGGAGTTACACAATGAGTGATAAGATATATATAAAACTTACACATAACGCAGACAAACAACCAGGAGACAACAGACCAAGTTTTGTTGCACCAATCAATCCAAAATCACCAGAGGGTAAAACCTGGAGAATAGGTGTTAAAATTGGAGAGACATGGTACAATCAAGCAGGATTTGATGACATGGATGAGCAAGGTAATCCCACAGGCATTATCAATGTAGTCCTTTCACCATCAAATACTGGTTCATCAGCTGCCAAGCCTAGCGGACAGCAGCAATCTTATGCACCTAACAACAACAGGTTTGCAAAAGGTCAAGGATCAGCATATAATAAAACTAACTACAACTACTAATTTAGAATTGTAGTTCAATGGTGTGGCGAGGTTTTTTTGGGTTAATCATATTAGCATCTTTCCCTTTCTTTGCTAAAGCTCCCTTAATTGTTTTTTCCTTGCCACGCCTTTAAACCTTATGAAGATAACAGACATAGACAAAGAGATTAAAAAGAAAATAGTTAGTGATCGTCAAAAAGATTATGGGGATTACCAATACAATTTTACTATACTTGCTGATCTATTTACTTTAATATTAGCAGATAACTTAAAGAAAAAACTAAGACCATATCAAGTAGGACAAATCATGATGACACTTAAATTGTTTAGAAGTACCAAGGGTTATAAGGCAGATAACTACCATGATCTATCTATCTATAATGATATGACGTTTAATCTACACAAAAAAGATATAGACAAAAGAGATAAAAATGACTAAATATGTAAGAATTAAATCTGGCGAAGCTAGTTTTCAACTGGTTGAAAGATTTGATGACGTGCAGAAAGCTGCAGACCCCAACGCACAGGGTGAATATGTAGAATGTAAGATCGAAAATTTAAAAATAGATTTTACAAAAGTAAAAAAGGAGAAAGATGAACGAGATAAAGACTCGTCTGCAAGAACTCAAGGATCTTCAAGCGAAAGCACATGAAGAATACTTGGAAGCTAAAAGAAGAGTTGCAGAGAAACAACAAGACTCTTTTAATTTGATTTGGCAAATTGAGCAGGCAAAAGAAGAATTAATGAGAAGATAATACTCATTAATTTACATTGATAAAAAAAACAAAAAAAACTGTAGGGGACTTATGACCATAAATGTAAGCACACATTATAATAAACACATTAAACACTTAGATCAGAATAATTTTATATACAAAGTTAAGAAAGCATTTTACCTTTTAACGAGCCAAGAAGAAAGATTATATGAGGTAGGGTTCAACGAAGGTTTTTTATATGCAGCAAATGTCTTGCAAAAAGAAAGCATACAAGACAGCAATGTAAAAAAGATTATTGGTTATAGAACTTCAAAGCCTAAACCATCTGATGTGCAAAGTATTATTAATAAGGTGTGCATACATTTTGAAGTACACAAAGAAACTCTAATGAATAAGAGTAGGACCACAGATATAGTGAGAGCTAGAAATGTAATACATAATTTATTGTATGAAAAATATCACATGAACCTAACAGATATAGGTAGATATTTTGGACAGGATCATACTACAGTTTTACATTCTATTGAAATGAAAAAACAACAGAAAAGATTTTGGTCTCCAGAGCAATCGTTATGGCAGGAGTTTGAGAAACTTATTTCCTAAAACTTTAGTTTTATTTTTTAAATCCAGACTTCATGTTCTTGTAAGCCTTAGAACTAATAGTAGATTTCTTTTTGGTTCTTGATGTACCAGCTTTCTTACGTTTGTTAATATTATAGTACAAACCTTTTTTAGCTGTCTTACCAGATTTAGTTTTGTGATAACCTTTTTTCATTACTTCTTCTTCTTTTTAGATTTTTTAATTTTATTTTGTAAAAACTTAGGCAGAGTTTTTTGCCTAGCTGTTAGCTTACTTTTACCTTTTGACTTACCATACATAATTGTTCTCCTTTTGTTGATTCATTTTTACCACACAATGTTTATCAAAACAACTACCATCTTTACCATTATGGCAAAAGTATTGTTTCTTATGGGTTACAATCCAACCTCCTGCATCACTCATGAGCATCTTCTTGCACCACACACAGTAGCCACAAATTAAGGATTGTTGTATAGGTTTCTTCCAACCTTTTTTCTTCATTTCTTTTTCTTTTTTCTTTTACTAAAATTAGTAAAATCAAATGTTAAAGCATCATCAATCTTTCTTGCTATACCATCAATCCAACCAAAGAATTTGTATACAATTTTATCTAGCATTTCCATCTTCGTCTTGCCTGTCTTATTCTTGAATTAGGATC